CAGAAGCATATCTTCACTAGCAATCTGAAGTATCAGATTATGCTGGACTCAGTGCAGGGTCGTGCTCCTAGTATGGCATTCGTGCCTTACTGTTCACTACCTGAGTTAGAAGCATGTATGACAGTGTGGGGATTCATGGAGATGATACACTCTAGATCCTATACACATATCATAAAAAATATATACGCAGATCCCACCGAGGTATTCGATACTATTCTAACTGATAATAATATACTCTCAAGAGCAGAGTCAGTTACTAAATCATATGATGACTTCCTAAACTATGCACAGGAGTATGGACAAGGAAACTTCTGGCAAGCAGGTTCAAAGGGATCTCCTTCAGCAGAGTGGACAGTCAAAGACCTAAAGAGATCTCTCTATAGAGCAGTCGCTAACGTTAATATACTAGAAGGTATTAGATTCTATGTGAGTTTTGCTTGCTCCTTTGCCTTCGGTGAGAATAAATTGATGGAAGGAAGTGCAAAAATCTTAAGTTTAATTGCACGAGATGAGTCACAACACCTGGTGCTCACACAACAGATACTAAAAAATTGGAGTGAGGGTAAGGATGACCCAGTGATGCAGGAAATTGCTAAGGAAGAGAAGGAAGTTGTAACAGAAATGTTTAGACAATGTGTAGATGAAGAGAAGGCATGGGCTGATTATCTATTCAAACATGGTAGTATGATTGGTCTTAACGATAGGTTACTACATCAGTACGTAGAGTGGATTGCTAACAGACGTATGAAAGCAATCGGATTGGAACCTATATACGATCAACCCCTCAGAAATAACCCTCTTCCTTGGACAGAGCATTGGTTAAATTCTAAGGGACAGCAAAACGCCCCACAAGAAACGGAGATTGAATCTTATGTCGTTGGAGGAATCAAACAAGATGTCACAGAAAACACTTTCGCAGGATTCTCTCTTTGAGGATGTTGATAAAAATTGGGAAAAGGTAATGGAGAATGCAGGACAAGATCCATTACCTTATAATGCCACAGAAATTTGGGATATGGAAAGACGCTTGTGGCAACAGCGTCAGAACAAAGACATAGACGAGCCTAGTTACTAATCATTCTTGTAAAGGACTTCCAGTGCGAGTCCTTGCATTGGAAAACATGCTTTCTATTTCAAGAATGTAGTTACTATTAATTAAAATTCTCTTGGCATCGGTCATTTCTTCTGAGTATAGTATGACTGGTTGTTCACCGTGAAAATTGTCACCTGACATAAGTATTGTGTTGAATTCTACATATTATATTACACGAAACCCTGACAAAACAGGGTTTTTTTTATACTGTTTTTAGATTTGCTTGACAAGAGTTGACATGGGTGGTATATTATATTTGTCCGACGGGACATCGGGAGTGACTGAATAATCTTTCTGGCATATAGCTGGATAAGGTGATGAGACACAGGTGGTGCTGCATCGAAAGATGAATCGACTTACCAGTCGGGTCTCAGGCAGAGGCGAATCTTACTAACTGTAGTAATGCCCTCCTCTTGTTGGTAATACAGCAATCCAACCTCCCCTATTACACCACACACAGACTGTAACATCCTGGACAACAATGTCAGGGTTTGCGGTTATATATAGTAAGTGGGTAGCACCGCTACCTTTACGTTCAACCCGAAAGGGTCGCAAGTAAGTCGCGGAACGGATCGTTCATCCCACAAGGGACGCAAACGACTAAAGGAACGGACCTAAAAATCCAATTACTTTAGGAGTAAGACCATGAAATTAGTTTACAGAGGAAAGGAGTACGACACAAACGATACTCCAGTCGAGTCAAAGGATTCTTCTAGTGAAAGACTCTATCGTGGAGTCAAGTATACTAGGACACAAGGAAAAGGATGGCAATTAACATCTGCTAATGGTGCCTACAGAGGAGTAAAATTCAAAGTAGATCACACTGGAAGGAGATTAGTTGCTTCGTAGTTTAAGTTAAGAAACCGTGACTAAACAGTAACAGAGAGGGATGTCTTGACATACCCTCTCTTTTCGTGTACACTAAATAGGATATAACATTTAGGTGCATGATGAAAATATTTTTAGACTGCTCCGATACTGAGCTTATCGCTCAAGGGTTTGCGACAGGTCTAATTGATGGTGTTACCACCAATCCGTCGTTGATGAAGAAGGCTGGCCAGGATCCTAAAGAGGTCATCCAACAAATTTCTGAAATTTTTCCTTGGGATGCATCCATTTCAGCAGAAGTAATATCTGACACTGCTGATGGTATGATTGAAGAAGCACAGCAATATCTGGAGCTAGGATCAAATATCACAATCAAAGTCCCGATGACTAGAGAAGGTCTGAAGGCATGTAAAGAATTAACTACTGATGAAATACCAGTTAATGTCACGTTGGTATTCAGTGCAGGTCAAGCAATCCTAGCAGCGAAAGCAGGTGCAACATATGTGTCTCCTTTCATTGGTAGATTGTATGACCAATATTGGGATGGCATATCACTTGTGGAGGAAATCGCAGATGTCTACGCTACGCATGAAGTCAAGACTCAGATTCTTGCTGCTTCCATTAGGGAAGCTCACCAGGTACCCGCTTGCTTTAGAGTGGGAGCTGATATTGTTACTCTGCCTTGGGACATTTTCCACAGGTTATATGATCACCAGCTTACTGACGTAGGACTGGAAAAGTTTAACAAAGATTGGGCACAATTGCAGGAGGAACTAAAATGAATGGACGCTTATCCAAAGTAGAGATGACCGCCAAACTTATGAAGCTCAAAGTTGAGCTAAAAGATAAATGTGATCGTAATGAAATGGGTGAGTGGGAATGTGTAGGTGCTGACAAGTACCTAAACAGATCCTTAGATATCTTAGAAGAATACTATCAATGATAAAAGAAAACCTTAAGGTGCTGGTAGCAGATTTAGAAAGGGCTATCGCAGAAATAAAAGCAGAAGTATATTCAGACCCCGATTCTTATCGTATAGATAGAGGTGATGGAGTTAAATCCTATGCCCAAATCAACGATGAAGACGGAGAATGTGACTGATGAAAAAGTTTCTACAATCGATTATGACAATCCCTGGTACTACCAAGGTTCAGCTTTCACTTCTGCTGATATTGGCGAGTTCTTCGGTTACGTCTACTGTATTACAAATCTCGAATCAGGGAAGAAGTATATCGGTAGGAAGTATTTCTACCAGAAACGAAAGCCTAGAGGTGGTGGACGCAGGAGGACGAGTGAGAGTAACTGGAAGGCATACTACGGATCTTCTAAGGAACTTAATGATGACAGGAAACGCTTGGGGAAGGATTCCTTTAGAAGAGAAATCATCTCCCTCCACAGAACAGCAGGAAAAGTAAACTACGAAGAGACGAGACAGATGTTCCTTCATAACGTGCTGATTGAAGCCAATGAAGATGGGACACCCTCGTATTACAACAGCAATATACTTGGTCGGTATATGAAGAAGGACTATTTCATAACTGGCACAATGACTTGACACCCCATGAGACTTCATATATAATAACATTATTACGAAAGACACGAGTATGGCTTGCGGACTACACACCAAACTAGAAGCAGCATATGCTGCTACAAGAGAAGCATTTGATGAAGCACATAAGACTGATGCATTAGAAGATGGTACTTTGAATCTATTGTTTGTATACTATCAAGGGATTAAAAAGATAAAGGAAGAGTTAAAGCATGAGCATGGAGAGCAGGTTGATGTACAGTTTCCAGACGGTACCTATGACCCAGATTATAATATAACTCTGCCTACTGACTCACTTAACTTTGACATTAACAACCTGGCATATGATGCAGCAGCACCTGTAACCTTTGGTGCTCCTGCTGGTGAGGATGTATTATCATTCACCACAACTGGTAACACTACTGTGACAGTACCTGAACATGAGGATGATGAGAAGATAGTTCTCTAGTCTTTGCCAATAGACTCTAAACTAGATGGTTGTCAAAGAAAGATAGAAGTCTATAACTAGGGGAGCACATGCTCCCCTTTATACTATGCAGTTTTTACCCAACACAGAGATTTTAGTTTGTCAGATACCTGATGAACCGTTTGATATATTAGAGAAGGCAGCACGTGAAGGTATTGAAGAGAAGAAGTCATTAGGTGACCCTCAGTATGCTTCCATTAGGCAAGAGTATAGTATGCCTATACCAGTATTGTTTCAGTCATGGTTGCAGTTTGTGATTGATGATATGTATGAGCTACACAAGGAGAGGTATGGTATATTCAATGGTAATAAAGAGATGCTAGAGATAGCAAAGATGTGGGTAAATGTTATGGAGAAAGGTGATCAACATTTCCCACACATGCATGAGCACGCATTCTATTCATTCGCTGCATACATTGAGGTGAATGATGACGATGCACCATTTTATTTCATTAAAGATAATCGTGGATCCAGGATAGAGATAAACAAAGAGTCAGAAAGACACCTCTTACTCTTCCCAAGTGCGTTAATCCACACCGTGTATCCAAAAGAGAGTGAGGGACAGAGAATTTCCGTATCAGGTAACGTTATATTGAATTTGAAATCTTAAGATGTAGGCATTTATACCTTGACAA